GAAGCCCAAGTACGAAGACGGATTTCAATATCAATTGGTCCTCTTTGAAAAAGATTTTTCATGTTTCAATTCCCTCCCTACTCTTAGCAGCCTTTCAAGACAACAGCCTTCTTGTCTTTTGTCATGTTGTTCTGCCTACCCTGAGACCATGCTCCGCAGTCGTTGCAACGGTAACGCTGATAGATAAAGACGTTGGTGTAACGCAACCCTTTCTTACGGAGGTGAGTACCCCCACAGGTCGGGCATTGATTCACACCCTTGTCGCTATACAGAGCATGGTTTGGATGGTTCATAATCCAAGGCCGTAAGAATACATACAGCTTCTCCATCTCCGTAACATCCATCTTATTGTACTTCTCCATCTCCCGCTGGAAATGGGGGTCTTTCTTCATACACCCCTTCCACATATCCCACCCATCGTGACGGTACTTAGACCCCAATCCAAGGTACTTCAAAGCGAAGTCCATCTTGTATGAGGGTAAATTAAACATCCTCTTTATTGTTCGGAAAAGATCAATCGGTTGATGCGGGGCAGGAGGTGTCCACCCTTGTTTTACAAACTCGGAATTAAGCCATCGGTTATCAAAGTTGATTCCGTTGTAATGTACGATAACATCAGCCTCTTCCAATAGGTTGTATATCTTCTTGAGCATCTTATGCTTCCCCTCTTTCCAAAGAGAAGAAAACATAACCTCTTTTTCATTGTGCCATTTGGCAGCCCAGCACAGGATATATCCGGGTTTGTCAATCTGTCCGATAGAAATATTCTGGTTCCATAATCCCCATGTCCATACTCTATTAGGTGCAGTTTCAATATCAATTAATAGTATTTTCATTATCCTGCACCTGTTCCATTGTCAGGAATTGCTGCATATCATAACTGTACCCCTCTTCATAGAGGCGACCTAGGAAAGCAAGGAATACATAACCTCGATCTTCCCTTGGTACGTCATCAAAGAACTCACCCATATTAATGAGCCCCTCTTCCGTAACCATACTAGCCCCCGATTCAATCTCGGTGTTGTCTTCAAATAAGTCCAGTAGTCCATTAGCAGCAATGTCAATGTCAAACTCTTTTAATTTTACGTTCATCTTCAGTTTTCCTTTTGTGGCATTTTCGGGAAAGCACTTGTAATCCTTTTACTTCACAGAACATACGCTTGACCACCTGATCCCATGTGGTAAAACCCTTCTTGGGATCAATCACGGGCTTTATGTGGTCTACGAAAACGTTATTCACCCGCTTCTTCTTGTCGTCTAGCGCGGAGACTGGTACGTTGTGAGATTTACACTGGTATCCAACACACCTATACACTCCGCGCTTCACCCATGCTGATTTTTTTACTATGTGTTTAGGAGGCCAGCGATGGGACATCTGTCGTAGGCCACCCTTTATGAAAGAGTTGAACCTAGCGACTGTCCAGTTACCATCGTTGTGCAACTTTTCTGGATTCTTCATATGCGTACTCAATCATTCTTCCATTCCTATTTCCCAGAGGACGGGTGAGCCATCCTCGTGTAAGCTACGGGTCATCCAACACAAGCGGCCCTGCTCAAGTAGGAGATCATCATCGCTATATGCATCCTTAACTATATCGAGCCACTCGTGTTGGTTATCCTTTAGCATATTATAGGCAGCCACAGGGCCGCACTTATCCAAGCCGGGAATGTTATCTACCCTGTCGCCGGTAAGCACTTGGCCGTAAAAGGCAGCTAACCCTGTGGCAATTAGTTTCTTATGATTTTCAGCCAGTTCCATTGTACCTTCAGATAGTATTTTAATGGGGCCGAAAGAAGGTTGCCGGCCAAGCTCCCAAGAATAAAACCACCCTGGAACCTGTCGCAAATCTTTATCCCGTGAACAGATAATATATTTGTCTGGCTCTGAAACTTGCCGAATTGCCATAGCGTCATCAGCTTCAATCTCTGTTATTATTTCAGCACCTAACACATCTTTGATATAGACAGTGAGATTTTTAAAATGCCACGGCTTCTTATCTATTCGTGTTCCTTTATATGGCTTAGTCTTCGCTATGTCATAACGAAATGTTTTTCCTTCAGTCAAATATATGATCGGATCAGCTTTAGTTTCAATCTGGTTGTTAATCCAATTCAGTCTACTAAGTAATATGTTTTCAACGTAGTGGAATGGAGGAATATTATCTTGCTCTTTTGTTATTTCCCTCCACCCTGTCTCCGCAGCAAACCCAATTTCATACCGAAGTATATCCCCATCTATTAGCGGGATTATATCAGTCACAACTTTTATCTCCTGTTTCAGGATCAATAGTGCAAACGGGATTATCTTGACTATTAAGAATACCGAAACGTTTTCCACCAGATCGGAAGGTGGTGATACCCTTACACCCCATCTCCCATGCTTTGATATAGAGACTCTTGAAATCTTCCCACCCAACATCTGCTCCAACATTGCAAGTCTTTGATACAGCACTATCCACATACTTCTGTGCTGTAGCTAAAACATTAAGATGTTCATCCACCGTCACATCTGCCGATGTCTTTCCTTCAACCCCCCACTGGGCATACCCATAATCGGGTACTTCAATTATTTCATCTCCTGCCTCAGTCTTGATAATGCGATTAACATTCAACGCATACACAGGTTCGATACCACTACTAACGTTATCTGCTGTTAGTGAGATAGTACCACAAGGAGCTATACTTAAAAGATGAGAGTTACGGATACCGTGTTTGGCTATAGAATTACGTATATCTATTGGCAAGGTTTTAATAAATTCGCTGTCATTATATTCATCTTTATAAGCAGGAAAAGGTCCCTTCTCTATAGCAAGTTCGACAGAATAGGTATACGCTGCATCTCTTAATACCGACAATACCAACTCTTCAAACGCCAAGAAAGAATCATCTCCATAGGGCATCCCTAAATACTCAGCAGCATTCGCTAGACCAGTGACACCCAACCCTATGCGCCTCTTATCTTTAGCCTCTTTCATTTGCTCAGGTAGAGGATAAGAAGTCCTGTCAATAACATTATCCATAGCCCGTAATACATAGGGTATGTCTTGCTTAAAGGCATGCCATTCAAAAATACCTTTCTTATGGATATACTTAACCAAATTAAAACTACCTAACAAGCACGCCCCATATGGAGGAAGAGGTTGTTCGGCACAGGGGTTGGTAGTGGCGATAGTCTCGCAGTAGTGTAAGTTATTCATACGATTGATTTGGTCTATGAATAGTACTCCCGGTTCTGCCCAATCCCACGTGTTACGCATAATCTCATCCCACAAAGCTTGCGGGTTTACAGCCTGTTTGCTATTATTTTTCCATCGCAGGTAGAAGTCATTACCATCGACAAGAGTTCTCATAAACTCATCTGTAACAGCAACAGATATATTAAAATTACGAAGCCTGTAACCATTTTGTTTGGACCGTATAAACTCCTCAATGTCTGGGTGATCTATTCGTAGCACACCCATTTGAGCCCCTCTTCTATTCCCAGCAGAGGATACGGTATTACATACAGCATCGTATATATCCATGAACGACACAGCCCCACTCGCCGGAGACCGTAAAGATTTGATGATTGTACCACGGGGGCGTAGGGTGGAGAAATCATACCCGATCCCTCCACCTTTACGCATAGTCTTGAAGGCGTTAGTCGCCCCGTCCATAATCCCCTCTGTACTGTCTTCAATTGTTTGGGATACAAAACAGTTAAATGCCGTAATGTCTCTAGCACTCCCAATCGCAGCTTGTATCCGCCCAGCAGGGAGGAATCTCTGATCCCGAAATATGTCTTTCAACTTATTGCGGTGTTCCTCCCCATCATGCAGACCCCCAGCTAGCCGCGTCATAGATTCATAAAAGTTTTCGCCCTCGCCCCTGTATTTTTCTCCGTGTATTTGCTCCGCTATGGCTAGCTGCGGACTGTATGTTTTCATCATTCCCCCGTAAAAATTCAGGAATATTTAAAAGATCATCGTCGATATCAGTAGGGGCTTTCGTCTTTTGCTCCAA